GCTGGTGTAAATATCGCTTTGGTGTAATTGGTGTGCCGTGAACAAGTCTTTTCATGCCGTTTGTGGCTCCTTTCTGTCTGTCTTGGGGGGGATATTTTCGAATCATTTGATCCATTTACTCACTATTATTGACTCAATGCGTCAATCATTGCAAGTAAAAAGTAACAGAAAGTGTTACAATTATTTATGATTATTTATAGAACCGCCAATTTGTATTGATGTTTTGGTGTTCATCATACTGTTTCATAATATGGAAAACGTAATACATAATCGTCTTTCTTTTGCGAAGATCTCTCAAGCAAAAATAATCGGCCCACTCATAGTTATCTTTTTCTAAACGCAGTTCGAATGTTTCCATACGTGCCTTGCGCCAGGATATTTTCCAGCCGTTGTAATTATACTCGCCGCCAACTTTCATCAGTTAATCTGTGCGCCTAATCGCTGGAGTACATGGCTAGCAAGATACGTGGTGCGGCCGCTCTTGTGGATCTCGTAGTCACCATGCGCCAGGATCCGCCGGAGTCGCTGATAACCAGCTGCCTCTGATAATCCTGGGAACAACAGCTTGCCAGCCTCAGATAGCGTATACAATCCCTTAGAATTGGGGGCGTTCAGTTTTACTATCGTCATCATCATCACCGAAGTTAGGTCTGGAATAGTTTTGTCGTAGATCTTGCGGAACATCTAGGAAGAGTAGGGGCCGCTCGAGAACCGGCCATACTCCGCCGGGTTCTCCTTTTTCCTTAATACTTAGCGACAGCTGCAACTGTCCGTTGCCATGCTTCAGCGCTAGGTCAAGCAATGTTTTATAAGCCTCCTGGATAGCGGCGCGTTGCTCGTTAGTCTGCGGCAGCTGCCGGCCATCCTCACCTTTGCCGGTGCGAAACTGCAACCAGGCAGCGCATTGATAATCATTATCCTTTTTTAATCCACCAGTTAATCTAAATTGATTGTTTCCAAAGTGCGGTTTAAATCCGCCGATCTTAATTTTCTCCATTTTATTTCCCTAACTTGTTTTCCATTTCAATATATTTATCTTCAACAATCTGTGCCATCGCTGGATATTGTTCTTTAAGCGCTCTGTAATTAGCCTGGTGTTGATTGAATATTGCGTTCATCTCCCCAATAGATTTTGCAAACTTAAATTCTTTCACCATCATATCTTGGAATTTTTGAAAGCTTGCTTCTACTTCTTTTGTGTTTTTACTCTGACCGGTATCTTCTGCCTCAACATCGTCCGGAACTTTATGAAATTCCCCATTTACATAAAACCTATCGCTTGCTTGCTGCAAGTCTTGCATAACTTCATCTTCTTTTCTCTCTTCTTCTTCCCTGGCTCTTTCGACGGCCTCGTTAAGATCCATCGTTGCATCTTTTAACCCAGCAACCTCGATCTCAAAGTCGCTGGCAAACTCGCCGCCATGCAATCCCAGGTTAGCTAACGCGCGGCCGATAGCTGACGTTTCGCCATTCTCGACAGCTGACGTTTTATTTACATTGCTGCTGCCGCGTATCTCTTCTGCTATCCCGGTGGATATTGGCCGGTCTGATCCTGGTGCAAATACTTCAGCAACAACAATCACACGCTTGCCGTCGTCAACTGTTACCCTGGTATTTATAGAGTAGTCCGGAAAGTATTTTCTAAATACCTCCACACGCACTGCTACTGTTGTATATTTTTTATTACCTCGCGTAACCACACCGCTCTCGTTTAGTTTTCCAATCTCTTGCATGGCTGCTTGCAGCTGGTCTTTCATCTAAATACTCTCCTTGCTAATTCTTTCAGTTCCGGTTGCAGCGTCCAGGCAAATCCGTCGTGCCATTCGGGGTCGACCATGCGAAACAAATCGTCCTGGTTGTCTGCTTTTTTAAGTAGCTGCTCTGTTACCTGGTGATGCCGGGCAATCTCTTTTACGATCCTGGCTAAGTTCTCGTCGCTTAACTCTGGTGAATTGTCCTGGTCAAATATTCTAAAGTCTTTGTAATTCGCGTACACCAGGAACGGCGGCTGCTGACCATTCAAGGCCCAAAAGCCGGCGATCTGGTATACAGCTTTCTGCTCGAAAGGCCCGGATAAATTATTGGGTAAATATGATTTGCGTTTTACGCTGCTCCATTTTGTTTTAAGATCGCCGCGTCGTGCGTAGTCCGGCCGGGTGTTGTGCGGCAGTTCGCATCCTGGCAGCTTGTCCTGGAGGATAATCTCACCGACATATCGGTTCTCTCTCGACATGGCTTGTTTCAATCCCTCGAGTGCATGGTTGATAACCAGCGGAATTTCCTCTTTGTAGAGTTCAATCTCCATTTCGTCGCTATTTCCCAGAAAATCGCTGATAAAGTGCCTATTCTCGAAAATTAGCCCCTTAGATTTGGCCCAGGAGTGCGCTTCATCAAGTTTCATGGGTTCTGCATCATCAATATTTAGCACACTATCAACAGCTTTCTGTGTGGACGTACCGGCTAACATTCGTGGGGATGCTGCACGATTGGGATCTAATTGCCTGGCACGATCCGGATCCTCTTTCCAGAGCTTATCGAGCATGGGCCGGATGATTATTTTATCAAACAGCTTGCGTCCTCGAGGCTGCGACATAGGATTGCTATGGTGATGGTAGTTAAAACGCAAAGCATAGTCGGGTGTAAGTTCGGGCAGCGGCATTGTTATCTTTCTTTGTTGGTACGCGCCGCGAAACTAATTTTTAGGAGGAGCTACGGCGCGTCTAACAGTGATAACAAATATTGTTACTATGCGTCAATAATTAAAATCAATAAAATGATCGTATGGATCAATTATCTTTAATTATTTCATAACCGGATAGTATTGGATCGTAAATCGTGTGCTGCACTGGTGTGGCCCATATGAGTTTTGCATTGATAACCATACCGCCGGCATTTGGCATTGTTGTGGCGCTGATTTTTTTATTACCAGCTTTCATCTGGTCATCATTTGCCGATAATCCACTGACCACGCTGCACAGTAAACGCAAGGTATAGGTTTCGAAATCGCTGTTCTCGAAAGGGTAGGCCAGGATAGTTTGGATCTTATTAGCTATTTGTGCCTGGCAAAGTGATATCTTACCAATAGATTGATCGTGTATATATTTCTTTGTGATTGGCTTTGCGTCTATAACAGAAATCGATGTAGTTTTAGGACTAAACCAGCCAGGAGCAAAATAAGCTGCGTCGTTTGGCGCAAAGCTTAGACGGCCAGCTAAAAAGCTGCGCTTTGATTCGTCTTCACCAAAACTCTCAAACGTGCCATCGGTTGCTATCGATCCAATGATCGGACACATGCTGCGCTTAAAGAGTATTTCTTCAGCGGAACAGTTGAGGATCCTGGCATACTTTATAGCATCATCGATAGATATTGTTTGCTTGCCATTGAGGTGACGTGACACTGTTTCCGGACGAAACCCCATTTGCTCCGCTATCTGCACACCAGAGATATTGGCTTTCTTAGCAAGCTGCTTTAGGTTTGTTACACTTTGTAGTTCCGTCATCTCATCCCATTTTTCTAAACAATTAATATTCATGTGACCTCCCGATTTGGAGGAATGAACGATTGTAATCCATTCAGTACGAGCTTATAAAATTTCCGGTCAGCTTTTTCGCATAATTTAACGCGTTGTATCTGTGTTTTATTATCAATCATGTCTACCTCCTGTCATCGGTTTAATCAATAATATTCGTAACAATAATTGTTACATGACTTACTAAAGTATCAATTATACTGAACAAGTCAACTTTATTTATGCAATACACAAAAACTATTGCAGAAATTTTCAATGTAACTTAATCTGTTAAATCAATAATATTGATCGAACTATTGATTGTTTAACGCTAGGGAATATTGATTTTGAAACTTGAGGAATGGCGCAAGAATAGAGGTTTAACCTATCGGCAGCTGGCAGAATTGCTTGATGCGCCGGGTGCTGGTGTTGTGCATCGTTGGTGTTTAGATCGTAATCATCCAGGGGCCGCTCGAGCAGTGCATCCAAACAAGGAGTATATGCGCCGGATCAAGGTCGCAACAGATGGTGCGGTGCAGCCAAATGATTTTTACCAGGACGAGATATGACAGAAGCGCAGCTGCAAAACCTGGTTGCGGATTATCTGCGTGTTGCCTTACCGGACGGATCTATCTTTCATCACTCACCAAACGAGGGCAAAAGTCACGTCGCGCATCGTGTCAAGTTAAGAAAAGCTGGCATGTGTACCGGCTGGCCAGATCTTGAAATCTTTTGTCCAGGGAAACCGCCGATCTTTATCGAACTGAAGGTGGGCCGGAACACCATCACGGCAGCACAAAACAAAACACTGCAAGCCTTATCGTCCGTTGGCTGTGTCACAGCGGTTTGCAAGACGCTCGAGGATGTAAAGGAATTACTTAACACAACAACAAAAACAAAGGAGATTAAAAAGTATGGATCATAACATAGCGCAAGACTACGTAAATTATAGGATAGGGGAGGGATGGACGCTGCTGCAAATAGCCATGCTGCATAAGTTACCGGTTCAGTTGATGGAGCGGCCAAGCTTTTATTCAGAAGATTACATTGTCGATCACATAGCGAGGCAGCATGCAGAACTCAATCGATAAGCATTTATCTGGTAGATTTGCTCAGCTGTTAGCAAAACGCAATACAAGTGTTTGGCAGCGCTTTTTAATTTATTTCAAAAAGTTATTTACAAGATGAAAATTATTGATACCCTCGGTAATTACCGCGCCCGAGCAACTACACGTTATAATTACGTATATATTACATGTAATTACACGTATGTTGCATAAGGAGATTCCATACGATGTTACCTGGCTTGAGTCGCTGTTTTTGCAAGCCGCTGCAACGGAGCGCAGACTGCCACCGGCGATAATAAAACGGAAACTTGCCAGCTGGCCCGAGTATGAACAATCCTGGCATGCCTACAATTCTGTAGCGTTCACACCAAAAGCACCAAAAGCATCACCAAAAGATATTGACGATTATTTCCTGGCACTCGATATCTCTCTCGCCTATTGCGATACAGAGCAGCGCCGGTTGATATGGGCCGTGAATTATTCTGCGGTATTAAAGAACGGATACATTCGAGAACGTGGCCCAGCCTGGGAAAAGCTGAGTAAAGTAAGTAAGGATCGGATCTCAGCAAAGCGCGTCAAAGCAAATTACCTGGACGCAATCGTTAGACTTGCGTATCGCATGCAGCTGCAACCGGAAAGATTGACGCAAAAAGTTATTATAAAGTGATTGCACGAAGGCACGAAATATAGTACGCTCTGCGTTATAATTGCCAAGATCTTGCGATATTACTGCTGATATTGTGTCATATGTTTGCCCAAACAATAGATCTAGGCGATTAGATTAATCATATCAACTTCCTTTACTTTGCCAGGTATAAGCCGCTCCACCGGTTTATGCCTGGTCATTTAGGTGGATCAATGTCACGGCTTATGAACATAGAATTAATGGAGAAGATCTGCGATCATTTACTCAACGGCAAATCAATGCGTGAGATTGCAAAGATCGATGGATTTCCAAGCGATGATACAGTGTATCGATACATTCAGAAGAATGACGACGCACATGAGATGTATACGAAAGCAAAAGCTATCCAGGGTGAACGCATCCAGGAGGAGATCGACGAGGTGCTTAACAGACCTTTACCGGTGGATCCAAAGCATATGATGGCAGAAGTTCAGATGCGACGCTTAAAGGTAGATACATTGCAGAAACGGCACACACAGCTGCAACCGAAAGGCATACGGAATAAGTCTGAGGATATGGCAGCACCAGGGATGAGCGGTACGATTACGTTATCCTGGGAGAAAGGCGATGTTGATATTAAAGCTGGGTGATTTCCGTTAGGCCATACTGACACTGCGTTTAATCACACGCGCGAGTCAGCAACGATTGGATAACATTTGGATAACAAGCTGCGATCGTAGTTATTTTATTGGAAAGCGTGGGGGATGGTGGCTGTTACGCTGCTATTTCTGCACATATACCGCCTGACCCTACCCCCGGCGACCGCACCGCGCGCTGCATATACATATAAGACCCAATCCGGACACAGACATTCACAATGAGGACATCATGGGTAAACGAAGTGAATTTGACCGGATACCAAGAGATTTTTATCCGACACCTCCAGCAGCCGTTGATCCGTTGCTACCGCATCTACAGAAATGGGATGTACAGCGGTTTTGCGAGCCGTGTGCTGGCGATGGACAGTTAGTGGATACGTTGGAGCAAGCCGGCCTTACATGCTGTCATAAGAGCGATATAGCGCCAGGACGTATTGATATTGTAGAACAGGACGCATTGGAACTCGACGAGATGAAGATCTTAGAGGCGGATGCGATAATTACGAACCCTCCCTGGCGACGTGATTTGCTTCATCCGATGATCGAGTATTTCATGGCGCTAAAACCTACCTGGCTGCTCTTTGATGCCGACTGGATACATACAAAGCAAGCAGCGGAGTTAATAAGCTATTGCCGATTGATAGTGTCTGTGGGTCGTGTCAAGTGGATCCCGGACAGTAAGCATACCGGTAAGGACAATGTGTGCTGGTATTATTTCACCAAGTACATGCAGACAAAAGAAACAGAATTTATAGGCCGCCAATGAAGACCTTAGTTTTTATTCTTGTGATTATGGAGGGCAGCAAGCAAGTCGATGAGGCGGATTTTGGCAGTCACCAGGATTGCAGCTGGCATGCGTCGTTGATTAACCAGGCGAATAATAGCAGTCCATACAGCGCGTATTGCAAGCCGTTTTTAAAGACCAAAGATGAAGAATGACAACGTAAACAGACCGCAGCATTACACCGATGGAGAGATAGAGTGTATAGATGCGCTGCGATCGATGTTAGGCGATGGCTTTGGTGATTTCTGCCAGGGAACCATCGTGCAGTATTTATGGCGCTATAAGCATAAAAATGGTGTCGAAGATCTCCGCAAAGCGGAGTGGTATTTAAACGCATTACTTAAATTTGAGGAGGACAATCATGCCCGGACATTACGGAAAATCAAAGGGTGCAATGTCAACGAAGAAGAAATCAATCTTAACGTCTGGACAGAAGACCCTACCTAAAGATCTACAGAAAAAGATTGCTGCGTCGAAAATGAAGAAAAAATAAAAGCCGACTTCTTTAGAAAGCACCAGGAGAGAAAGCGGCTGCATAGAGATTTCATGCTGCGGCAGTTGCGGCGAGAGTTAAAACATGGACATAAAAATCCCATACGCACCGCGCAAAGTGCAAAAAGAACTGCACGATCAGCTAGACAATCATCGATGGGCAGTAGTGGTGATGCACCGGAGA